CACCAGTGAGTACGGTGCATTTTACGAACCTGTGGCATCTACGTAAAATGCACCGTACTCACTGGTGCTTACGGTTTGGCAGGCAGCCAAGGCTGTACGAGCTGTGCCTGGGTCTGCCTGCATAGTGGTTTGCCCGGCATCTATGTCGCGCATGCTTTGTGGCCAGGATATTGAATCTAGCAGGTTGTTAATTCTTGCCCCGCTTAACTGTCCAGCGCTAGTGCCAGCCACGGTTGTTACCTGCGCATTTTGAGCCAATCTAAACGCATCAACGGCTGTAATAGTTGTGTAAGTAACGTTATCGTTTGATTCTTGCGGGGTGATAGTTTGGTAGCCAGTAATAAAACCGCTAAAAATAGGGTAAGTAACGTCTTGAAAAGTAGCGGTAATTTGTAATTTACGCATTGGATCAAGCAAACCAAAATAAGGTGAAGATGGGTTTTGGCTGTTAAAATCTCCATTTTGATCAACCAACCGCAGTGTGCAAGTACCAGTTTGGAATTGGTCAGCCTCAGCGTTACGGCCACGACGTGTGGTAAGTCCATCTATTTGGTTTGACACATCAACAATTACAGATGCAGTATCGGCTAAAATGTTTGTACCTAAAATGCCTTGATCTAAAATCATGGCTTGCGCAAAACTTGGCCCGGTGCTGAAATTAATAAAAGCGTTAAGCGTAGGTACTGTCATGGTGTTGGTAGCGCCCCTGCATAAGTTTGGCTATATCCATAACGGTTAAGTTGTTGTACGGCTTTTTGCACGGCTTCAGTTAGCGCATCCTCGCTACCCAATGGAGTATTGATTGTTATGTTATTTACTGCGGCCATGCCCGCTACGCCGCCTTCACCAAAATCACCTGGGTAAACTTGCGAGCTGCCAGGGATCATACCTGTAGAAGGATAATTTGAAATATTAGGGTTTATTTCCTCGCCTACTGCCCCACCATCGCCAAAACCATTGGGGTAACTTTGCAAAATGCCAGGAATAAAGGTACTTGCAGGCATACTACCAATTTTTGCCGCCGCTAAACTGGCTGCAATGGCAAGGTCATTTATAGATTTTGTTGCTTCTAATTCTTTTCTTAGGCGCTCAGCATTGGCTTTATCTAGCTCTGCCATACGCTTAGCAGCAGAATTGGCATCCTCATCCATAATAGTAAGCAGGCTACGTATGCGTGCCTTTTCGGCTTCATCTTTAGAATTAAGCAGCGCTGTTTCTAGGTTAATGCGCTCTACGTCAAATTTCTTTTTAAGCGAATCTAATTCGGATTGCTTTTTTTTGTCGGCTAATTCAGCCGCCGTAAGTTTGTTTTTTTCTTTTTCTAGTAAATTGCCTTTTTTAATTGTTGCAATTAGTTTGGCACGCTCGGCTGTTTCGGCTGTAAAGTACATTGATGTACTGCTGTAAGGCGCATTTTTTAAACGTTCTTGTTTACCAATTTTTGCAAGTACACCTGAATTCATAAAATTACTAAAAGCACCACCTACGGCACTGCCAATAGCAGAATTTTTTAATCTGCCAAGTAAAGTGCTAAACCCTAATAAAGCATCCGCTGAACTTTGAGCAAATTTCTCCATTTCGGTTGTGGCTTTGCTAAGTCCATCGGCACTACCTAACGCTGAAATGCTGTCCAATAAACCTTTGCCAATAATTTCTTTTGAATTAGCGGCAGCAACAGATAGCGCATCCATTTTTTTGGCGTAGGTGTCTAATGAACCTAACGCTTGGCCTGAAAAACGTGCAGATAAAACGGCAAGGATTTTTTCCATATCGCCGCTTTTAAGTGTGGCTTTGTCCAAACCTGCGTTAAGCCGACTCAACCCTGTAGTTTGTCCTGCATATCCACGCGCCAAAGCCTTTGAAACTGTAGCCAAATCGTTAGTAGTTCCAGCCGACACGTCTAAGGCAAGTTGTAAACCTTCTTGTGCCTTGGTAAGTGATCCGGTGGCGGTCAAAATAGTTTGAAACGCTGGCCTTAATTCATCATCAAGAACTTTATATGTATCCTGCATCCGGGCTATAAAGCCTTCAGTGGCTATTGTTGCAAAACCATTACCTGTGTTTTTTAGCGCTATAGATAGCGATTTGGCGGCCTTTTCATCATCCGCAAACGCTTGTGCGGCTGCCTTGCCAAACTGCACAATTTTGCGTGTAGCAAAGGCCGCTGCAAATGATTTGGCCAAAAGGTTAGTCGTTTTTTGGAACTGGGTTATTTGGCGCTCGCCTTTTTTAAGAGCTGTGCCGTTCCACTTGGCTACCGCACTGACTACTAAATTTGGCATTAGGCAGCCAATCCGTAGGCGCTAGCGGTGTTGGTAGCGTTGAACTGTGCCACGGCTACGTTAATTGCCAGGTTTACCGCGTGTGCTGCACGGCCCTGATCCTCAGCCCATGCCCGGTATATAAGGCGGCCACGCTGGTCTGTATTGCCAAAACGCGGATCAATGCTGCCACGGCTGCCGTATAAAGCGCCTAGCGGTTCTAAGAATTGTTTGCCTGCGTTTGGGTTAAGGCTGTTCATATCGCGGCGTGTGCCGCTAGATACCCTGTATTTTTTATCTTTTGCAAGTTTATGTCGGCTTGCAACAATGTGTGATGATGCTCTGCCGTTTGGATGTACACGCCCTGACGTTTCAAAGATTGCACCACCAGGGGAATTGTTGGCAATGAAATAGGCAACCTGCCAGCGCCTTGTAAATTTAGCGCCTGCCACTTCGCCCTTGTTGTTAGCGCCCTGACGGTAAACAATGCCTGCGCGGGTTTCGCTTTGATCATATTTAGGAAAGAATCTGTGGCCTCTAGCGGCTGTGGATGTATTGGCTTTTGTCCAACCGCTTAGCATTTCACTATTGCCCGGTGCAAAGGCACGGGCCTTATCGCGTATAGGCATCATTGCACCACGGATTTGTGTGTTCATTTGTTTGGCTAGGTCAGGATCAAATTTGCGCATGGCTTTAAGCGTGCCTTGTACGCCTGTGATGTTTACGGCCACTTTCACGCTCCCTTGCTCTGTCTGCCAATACTTGCAACACGGCCTTGAACATAACTTCATCCATTGCCAGGACTTGATCGGGGCTAATTTTTAATTCAATGGCTAGTGATGCCACTAAATATGTAAAACTGCCCCGATCTATCCTACTTTTGGGCTTTCATCCTCTATTACTTCAACTGAGATAAGCGAGTTTAAAAAGTCATCACCAAATGGCGGGATAACTTCAGTACGCATCAGCGCGTTATGAGCCAAGAAATATAGATCGCTATTTTTCTCATGCTCGCGCAACTGCTTGTACAGACCTTGACCACAGTATTTTTCAAACGCGACCTCAACCACCGGGGTAATGCTTACGATAGTTTCCCCGGTAGCCCTTACGATTTTTAGCCGTGCCATTGTTTGCCCCTTAGTTAAATGATCCTGAAGTTGCGTATGCAACCGCAGATGTGCAGGTAAAAGTCATAGATGACCGTGCAAAATCCTCTGGCCCACCTGTACCTACAGGAGTCAAGTTATTGACCAAAATAGATACTGTGTATAGCGGATTTGATGCGCTAATTACTGTAGCGGATGCCGCACGCACTGGCACAATCAAAGCCGTTACGGATGTACCGTAAGCAGCCTGCAATGTTGCCTGTACTTTGGATGCTGCCCAATCGTTTAGGAAATCCACTTGTAATGTTGAACTTTCTAGGCCTTTGGAAAAAGTGTGAGATGCCGACCCCATACTTGTGGTTTCCACTTCGTCAAAGGTTTGTGTTAAGGTAATGCTAGTTACGTATTCGCTTAAATCAACGGTGGCAATTTTCAGGCCAACTTGATTATCTAAATAAATTGCCACGGATTATTCCTCATCCTTCTTTTTGGTTGGTGTTTCGTTTGGTATAGGCAGACCAAGTTTTTTTAAAACCTCAATATCTGCCGGGGTTATCTGCTGATCTGCCATTTTAACTCCAAGTTGTTAGTACGGTTATTTGTAGGTCTGCCATAAGCAGGCTGCCACTATCAGCGTTTAGTACTGTAGGCGCTGAGATTGTGGTAACGCTAAATGAGATCGCACTGTTAGCCAGTTTGTTAAACACGGCGATCATTGTGTCCTCTATGCCAGCCAAGTTTCCCTGGTTATCAAATGCCGGCACGGTCATAGTAATTCTAAAATTTGCCATTGGTTGTATTGCTGCTGCGTTATAGCGCCCGTTAGCAGGCACAATATAAGGATCGGCTGGTGAGACAATAACTGAATTGGCCAAAACTGTGGTTGGTGGATAGGCAAAGGTTTGCCACACACCAACGTTTTCCAACGCGTTTGCAATAGTTGTCCTAAGAGCTGTGATCGCTACGGCCATGGGTCAGCCGATCATTGACATAGGTGACATGTACGGGGCTAAAAGCCCCCTAATTTTGCCAATTAAAGTGTTACCCATGCGATAAGGCGATGGATTAAAATTATCCACACTGACACCACCAGTTTGGCTAACCTGACGGGCCTGGAAAATATCAACGGCTAGGATCATTGCGGCTTCGCGCACGCTTGCTGTGTTTACATAGGTAGCGGTCTTTGTGTCTGCACCTTCGGCTTTGCCATAAGGTAACACGCGCCTAAAATTCTGATCTGCTGCTGTTTTTGCGTATTGAATAAAACTGTAACCCTGTGGGTTTTGATAATAATTAAGTTGCATATTAAATGCTGGCAATATATTGGCTGTGCCAGTACTAAACGGCAATGTGCCTGTAATTGTGTAAGCGCCGTTAAACGTTGAACCAGCCCCGGAAATTGTCACTGTTTCCCCGACAGTAAAAATACCGGGGTTGGCCAACATAACAGTTGCAACATTTGATACGAGCGCCGTTCC